TGATGTGACGGTCTTCGATTGTAGAAAGAAAGAAGCCGCTTCGAAATGCTCTGGCTTTTTGATGAAGGATTCTTGGTTTGCTGGATTGGGGAAGAAGATCACCGAACCTGCACTCGACATGCTTGGCAGCCTGTACAAAATCCAAAGCATCAAATTCAAAGTAGGGCCTCTCCGAACGCTGGTCTATCGCATAGCCAAAGACAAGGTCTTAGAGGGAGTCGAAGTTGTGGAAGAGAAAGTGAAAGGGATTGGCAACGGAAGATACATCGTAACTAATGAGCGGGAGCGCGAGTTCGATGCCATCATTGTAGCTGCCGGAATCTGGTCGAATGGATTCTTTCCCAAATTACAAGTGACTGGTAAGAAAGGAATCTCCTTCGAATGGGAAGGAAATGTGAAAAGACCATTTATCCGACCCTGGGCGCCTTACAAGCAAGTGGTGGTATTCAATGTGCCAGAAGAAGAGAACAAAGTGTGGGGAGGGGACGGCTCTGCGATCAAGCAAGAGAACTGGACAGATGAACGCGAAAGAGAATGCCTGAAAAGAGTAGCGAAGGCAGCAGGTTTAGACGCTTCGGAAGCCAAGCAAAATGTGGGAATCCGTCCTTTTGTAGAAGGAAGGACTCACGTTCTTGAAAAGGTGGGGAAACGATATTGGGTCGCGACAGGTGGAGGAAAGAACGGAACCATCTTAGCAGGCTATGTGGCTTCTCAGTTAGAGGAAAAACTGTCAGGCGAGTGAATGAATATCATTGACGCTACATTCGGATGTGAATTAGAACTGGGTGACATCGATACCCAGATTGACATTCCGTCTTCTTTGGGAAAGTGGGACTACAAGGATGGCAGTATCATGAACTCGAATGGAAGCGCGAACGATCCGCTCAAAAAGCTCAATCGGTATGGTGGAGAAATTCAAGTCAAACCTGCCAAGACGACGCTGGATTTGACCAATCGAGTCTTGGAAATCTACCAACTCTTTCCAAAGAAAGATTTCAATTTCACAACCAATCTCCATCCTCACATTCGAATTCCTGGTCTCAAAGAAGACCTGAAAACGCTGAAGAAGATCGCTCGGTACATTCACTCCTATGGAGCACAGATGTTTGATTTGATCGATCCGATTCCAGTTCCGGTTCGAGAGCACAATGACCTACAATTTAGAGGAGCTTGGAAGCGATATCTGAGACGGAAACGTTCTCATCACACTATCCCTAGTCAGAGAGCTTTTGAAGAGATGATGAAAGCGAAATCTACAGAGGAATTCTATAAAGCACACGCTCCGAAAGATCAATCTGGAAAGCCTCAGTTTCATTTAGTCCAGCGTGCGGGGATCAATTTGATGCAACTGTGGTCTGATACGGAGACTATTGAGTTTCGATGCTTTACAATGAGCCCAGATCCTAAGAAATTGCGAAGTGCATTTCGATTCACTCGCGCTTTCTTGATCGCTGTGGAAAGAGAACGGAGTCCAGAGAAGATCCTAAAACGATACGATCCTCCTTTGCAATTCCAGAAGTTTTGGCCCTACGACTACGAATTGGACCAAATATTCCAAAAGACGAACGTGCGTCATAACAAGAGAGAAGTGGCAGAAGAAAATTACAGACGACTGATCAAACAAGGTGTGCTTACCAAGGAAGAGTTGAAATGAACATCCTTTTCGTTTGTACTGGAAATCTTTATCGTTCCCAAGCGGCGGAAGCCTTTGCGATTGCGAATGGTCTTCCTAAAAAGTACAAATTTGATTCCGCAGGATTGTCTGAAAACTCAGCCAAGGGAAAAGCAGTTCCCAGAAAATTAGTGGATGTGCTCGCCACCCGGTTTTTGGTGGACTTTCCAGAAGGAAAGAAATCTAAACAGCTGACTTCTGAATTAACTGATTGGGCCAGTGTCATTGCTTACATGCAGCCAAGCCACCGAACGCAATTGTTGGACTTGGGAATCTCTTCTAAAAAGATTGTGTTCTTAGGAGAGTATGCGTTGCCTCCAATTCCTAAGAAAATACCTGACCTGGCTTTTACCAGTGACCGTCTCGAGTTTGAAAACGTTCTTGGGCTTATACAACACTGTGTAAATAGGATGTTCTGGTGATCATTAATGTCAGAGGAACGTCCGGCTCTGGAAAGACAACTGCGGTCATGAAGCTGTTGAAAATGTTTCCCAATCACCCGTTCTACGATAAGGAAGGAAAGACCTATGGACACCGCATCGATGTAAAATACAACCGATTTGTGTTTGTGGTAGGCCCATACAGAACCTCTTGTTCTGGTTGTGATCGACTCAAGTCACAAGATCAAGTGTGTGAGTTGGTTACCCGATTCTCCAAATGGGGAGACGTGCTCTTTGAAGGCTATCGAACCTCAGGGAGTGTTCAACGCTATGTGAATCTAGCTCACTCTTTGCCAAATCACCAATTTCTGTTTGCTTTTATGAACACACCATTGAAAAAGTGTTTGCAGCGTCTACAAAAGAGACGTAAGAAAAATAACCTGACCAAGCCACTGTCCAAAGGACACATCATTAGCACTTACAACAGACTACAAAAGATGCCAGCTGTGTTAAAGGATTTAGGAATGCGAATAGAGACCCTTCCTTATCGAAGAGAAACCGATGCGATCCTTCGATTGATTCTAGCTCCACGACGATTTTCTAGACCGTATCGTTTCCCGAGGACCAAATGACCATCTTTCGATTTCCACGCACCAAGCGATTTCCAAGGATCAAGAAAACAGGATTCAAAGTGATCAATGTGCGTGGTACCAACGGGAGTGGAAAGAGCGTAATTGTCCGCAAATTGATCGATCGGCTTTGCGCTGTTCCGATGAGAAGCAAAGACGGAAAAGTAACAGGCTATAGCAGTTTTTACAACCATGTGAATATTCTAGGTCGATACGAAACCCCGACTGGAGGATGTGATACCATTCGAACGCAAGATGAAATGTGTAGAGGAGTGGTCACTCTAGCTACCCGTGGACACGTGATCTTTGAGGGACTGCTGATTAGTGGAATGCATAGTCGTTTTGTAAATCTGGCCCGAGGGATTCCAACTCACCATTTTATCTTTGCGGTGTTAGACACTCCCTTATCCAAATGTATCAAGCGTACGATTCGAAGAAGAGAAGCTAGAGGGAGCCAAAAACCATTCAACCCTAAGAACTTGATTGCCAAACATAAAGCGGTCCTTTCTTCTCGATTGGCTTTGGAAAAGGAAGGAATGGACGTTCGCACACTCGATCACAAAAAAGCAGTACCTATTCTATTGAAATGGCTTGGGAGAAAAGAAAATGACGGAAGCAAGAGATGAACTGATTGAGATGGGGAATTGTACCAGTTGCAATAAACCTTGGTACATGACTGTGGGAGAGAAGTCCTTCTTTCAATCACTGATTGACAAGAAAGCAGCAGAGGGCGGGAAATTTAGCATGCCCACTCACTGTAAAGATTGCAGAGACATCAAGAAGAACAGGCGAATCATCACTCCAGAATCTGCGATCAGTAAAGTAGAACACATGGCCAGAGAAGCCGAAAAGGGTCATTACATTATGGACGATGAAGAACTGGCCAACGATCTGAAGGACGTGGCTCGCATGTTGAGAACACTGTTTGGCTCTAAGCTGAGGAGAGAGAATGACAAGAACCAAGAAAGTGTGGGACAACATACCGAAGGTGGAAGTGTATCGTCCTAACCTGGACGCGTTCTACCAGTTCATGTATGAGAGACACATGATCTGGCACAAGCGTTTCTTTTTAGGACAGCCTCCACCGTGGACCAAGGACCCAATTCTGAGAGACCTGAAATTTACCAATGTCTATCGTGAATTGGACCGGGGAACTATCTACTACAATAATGTGGTCTTCCCTAGAGCAATGAAGAAAGATTTCACATTAGATCGGGAAGAGCTTCTTTGGCTTACGGTGATGTACCGACTGCTCAATCGAGTAGAAACTTTTGAAGAAGTAGGAATGATCGATTACAACTGTTGGTTTGCTTCCAGACATAATTGGAAGAAGGCACTGAAAACTCTTCACCGTGAAGGACCAGTGTTTACCAATGCTCATTTGACGTTGCCTGCCAAACGTGCAGGTCAAGACAAGATCGACCGCTACATCGAAGTGCTCAACGAAGCACACAAAAAGATTCCCGTATTGCTGGTGGAAATACAGGAGTGCTCGAAGCTAGAATACCTGTTCGACACCCTGAAGCAGATTCCGTGCGTTGGAGATTTCATCAGTTACGAAATTTGTTGCGATCTCATGCTGGTCAAAGCAGTTCCTTTTCACGAGAATGACTGGGCCAATTGTGGACCGGGAGCAATGGGTGGAATCAAATTGATCTATCCACTGGCTGCCGAAAGAGGAGAGTACCTGGAAAAGATGAGGGAACTCTGGAATGAGCAGTTGCAGCATTTCGAAAGATTGAAACTAGACTTCCCATTCCTGTATCCAAAGATACCGCTCACATTGCGATCGATCGAGCACTCACTTTGTGAATTTCGCAAGTACGCGAACGTCAAGGCTGGCGTCGGGAAACACAGAATGAAATTCGTTCCTCAGAGCGGAGAAGACCCGAGGGGATTGCAGATGCGATTTGCGAGAGAGGCAGCAGTATGAAGAGAAACGGTCCAAAGCATAGAGCATTAATTAAGGAAGCTTCTTCTAAGGCCATGACGGAATATTGGAAAGAATGGAGAAGAAAAAGAGGAATAAGACGTCAGAAAATTAGAATACTTTGTTTGTGTGGTTGTAGAAATAGGGTAAGACAACCCGGACAAAAATTCGTAAATGGTCACAATGGAAGTTTGATCCTAAAGCATTGTAGAGAAACTATTTGGAAAAATGGTAAGGCAAAAATGCCTCCAGGATTTGGAGAAAAGGTAAGTAAAAGACTAAAGGAAGATTGGAAAAGACCTGAATATCGTAGAATTCAGAGTAAGAATAGATCGATATCTATGAAACGGAATTGGAGAAATGAAGACTACGCTAGAAATGTGATCCGTAGTCACGTACATCCATCTAGACCACAAATTTCTTTGTTCAAGTCACTATGTGCTAGAGGATTCAAGAGAACAAGATTAGAATACTACGTTGGTAGCTATCCTTTAGACATAGCTTACTTACCTAAGAAAATAAATATCGAAGTAGATGGGAAATATTGGCATAGGAATAAGAAGCATAGAGATAGGAGACGGGATGGATTTCTAAGAAAACTAGGATGGGTTGTAATTAGAGTGGACTCTAAGTTATGGAGAGAGTCCAAGGTCTGGGAGCGTTTATGACATATGTGTATTCTGGAAATGGACTTGGAGATTTCTACTTTGCTTTAGTTAGAGACATAACAGAAAATGGCCGGAAAGTTAATGTTAGAGGGCATGATTGTTTAGAGCTTCCAGGTTTAGTAGTGCTAGAATACCAAAGATGTGGATATTGTTGGATGCGTATTCCTGGTCGCAAGTGGAATCCATTTCTAGCATTGGCTGAAATCCCTTGGATTCTTTCTGGCAATGGGAACGTGGACTGGATTAGCTACTTCGGAAGCAATATGAAAAGTTTTCAGGATGGGAACAATCCAGATCTACACGGTGCCTATGGATTGCGGATTCGGAAATGGCCTGAGAAGATTGTAGTAGAAGGAGAAGTGGATTACACGCATATCGACCAAATTGATTACACTGTCAAAAAGCTGCGAGCAGACCCAAACAGTAGACAAGCAGTGATCTCTCTGTGGGACCCAATCAGAGACAACGAATATTCCCGCGACATCCCATGCAATAACACCGTGACTTACACCCTTCGAAATGGTGTCCTGGCGCAAACAGTCACGATTCGCAGCAATGATCTGGTGTGGGGCACTCCCTACAACGCGGTCCAATTTACGCATCTCCATGCGTACATGGCAGGTCTGCTCGGAGTGAAAATGGGACTGTTCACTTACGTCATTCACAATCTCCATTACTACATGGATCTCTATAAACCCACCCTAGCTAATTTGATTGAGCAGGCGTACAAGGGAGAAGAATTGGAGGCAGAGTGTCTTACCGGATTTGACACCTTTGGCGATTTCGGCTTGAATTGCCTCAAGCGAGACGTGGAAATCTCTTTTCTAGAACACTATCACGATGCGAATAAGGTCCGTGGAGAAGTTTTCGGTGCTCAGTTGTTACCAGGGGAAATTCCAAGTAGACAAAATTGGCTTGGGTACACAAAGGAGATCGCAGATGCGCTGAAACTTTTCATTAAAGTGAAAAGTGGGTTTGGTTTGACTACTGGCACGTTCGACTATCTAGCTGATCTGAAACAGCCCTTGCGAGATCTTATTATCGACTTCTATGAGAGCAGTAAGAATCCATCCGCACAACTCGTAGTGGATTTCCTGAGGAGGAAGAATGACGTCACAGCCTGAGCGCCGCAGCCTGGAGCAAGAGCTATTTTTCAAAGCTAGAAATCGAGCCTTGGAAAGAATAGTGGAAGACATCGCTCTCACTACACAAAGCACAGATTGGTTTAGACACGGATTGGGAATCGCTTCGGGATTGCATTCTGGTGCTTGGACAGAATTTCAAGATCCTGCCGACTTTCTATTAGAGCATTCCAAGGTAGAAACCAACGAGGGCTTTGCGGTTGTGTGTGGAATTCTGGCTCGACTGGAAGCGGTCAAGGGAAAAGGATATCTGGCTTCCTTCATGAAACGAGGCACGGAAAGCGTCTGGGCCAATATCGAACGGAAATATGACCGATTGGACAACATAATCAATAATGGTTTGGAAGGGAAAGGCGATGCCATTACCAACTTGGGAGATCTGGCAGTCTATTGCATCAAGGAAATAACTCGTCGTTCCGAGTTGTATCCAGACGAATTCAAAAAGTGGATCGAGGAAGTGAGGAGCCTGTCGTGACTGACTGGAAAGAGAAATTGAAAGAGCGCCTTCGAACTTTGGAGCAGCAAGCAGCAGGCGGGAGCGCCGCCGGAGGGTGAGAAATGAGCAATCTAACAAAAGAAGAACAAGAGATCAACCGTAAGGCCCACGAGTTAGACGATGCTTCAGAGAAATTGAAAAGATTGCGAGCGAAATGCAAACACCGCTTTGTGGGTACTTGGGATGGATTTGATCGCTGTGAGATATGTGGTCAGCCAGGAGAACCAGATAGATGAAGCAGCAGGCTAGCAGGCAGCAAGAAGGGGAAGGTCGATGACGAAGAATTTACTCGATGGACTGTTTGAAGAGATGAATCGCAATCGTGAATTGCTCAAAGTCTACGAAGAGATCGGGCCACCGGGAGTTTTCGGCCACGCGATGATTCAGCAAAAGATTCTAGCCGGAGAGAAAGCTATCGCTGGCGGGGATGTCGTAGAAATGGTTCAGGCGTTCAAAGCATTGCAGGACTCGCAATGACCCAACAAGCTGGAGTGAGTGCGGAGCGCGTGGTGAGAACTTGCCTCCACTGCAAGAACGCTCCCGTACAGTTGGGCAGAGCGTACTGTGACAACTGTTTCCATGAATTGCTCAACGGTGATTGCGCCGCGCCCGGATGCAAGCATGAGAAATCCGCCCTAGCCACCGCCCCGCCCGAGCAGGCTGCGCTTGAGCAGGGTTTTGATCTTGGACTAGAGCGTGCGGCAATGTACGTTTCGCAGCATGACAACCTAGGGGATATAGCGGCAGATGAGATTCGAGCTTTGAAGTTACGGCCCGCCCAGCCCCAAGCCATAAGTGCTGGGGCGCTGAGCGCGGAAGTAGCTGAACTATTGAAGCGCGTAGATGAAGACGCAGCAGGGACACGTTGCTTAACGATGGCCGAGGTCACGCTTTGCTTGAAAGCGTTAAAGTTGCTGGCAGAATTGACGGAGCGCAAAGCCGCCGCCCACGATCAAAAGGTGCGGGCCGAGGTGCTGGAAACGGCAGCCAAACTGCTTTCAGGCACACGCACGGACGATGGAACCGAACGGGATGAAGCGCTATGTTGGGCCGCATCTCACATTCGTCTCTTCGCGGAGACTAGAAAATGAGAGTAATTGCTTGGACGATTCTGTGGCTGTTTTCACTTTGCACGATTGAGGTTCGTGCCGTGTACAGCGATGGACTAACGATCACGTTTCACAATGTATGGAAGCGCAGAGCTTCGGGAGCGAAGGAAAAATGAGCGAAATAATAGGCCGCAAGAGTGCCGTTTGTCCAGCATCTGACCATGAAATGCTTTCCGAAATCTGGGAAGCAACCAGAAACTTAGTGGCTGGCTTGGATGGCCGTGTTTCGATGGTTGAGTTGATGGAGCATGACGCTAAGGTGCGGCGCGACCTGATCGTAGACGTCCTGGAAATCCTCACCCACGCCACCTGCGAGCGGCCCGAGGGGAAGAGTTGGCTGCTGGGACTGGGAGAAGTTGAAGCGGCGATCAAAGCACTGGAAAAATGATTAGTCTAAACATCATCCGAGAGCCAGATCAATTCTGTGAACCATGTGGACTGTATAAACATTGCAAATCGCCCGTCATGAATGGTGAGGGCAGCGAATCACCTACATGGATGTTTGTTGGTGAAGGGCCAGGGGCAGAAGAAGATGAGAAGGGAATTCCCTTCTGTGGAGAATCTGGAGTAGAGCTACGGCAAGGAATTGAGGACGTTGGTATTCCGATTGCCAAATGTCGCTTCTCAAATGCAGTGAGGTGTCGCCCGCCCAACAACGATCTCAAAAAGTTTCCCAAAGCAATCGACTACTGCCAACCGCATATTCTACGTGAAATCCGTGCCACTCGCCCCAAAGTGGTAGTCTTGATTGGAAACTCTGCGATCAAGAGTTTGTTGAATCGAACGGGCATTCTCAAGCTCCACGGACAAGTGATTGACATAGGCAGGCTGAAATTCGTATGCATGTTTCACCCTGCTTACCTGTTGCGAAATAACACTCCCAATACCAGACGCTTGTTCCTGGACGCACTGCGAGTGGCGAAGCGAGAAGCATCCACAAAATCGATCTCTGCGAAATCGGATCGCATACACACCGTTATCAGAGATCGGAAAATGCTGCAAGAAGCGGTAGAAGTCATCAAGAAAACAGAATACCCAGCGACCGATATCGAAGGTAGCACACTTTCCCCTTTCTTCAAACACCGGAAACCTGTGATTGGTGTGATCGGAGTAGCTAATGATGACAAGCACTCCTTTGAATTCCCGATTCATGTTCGCACTGGACTAGAAGGCTGCAAGGTCAGTCCTACTGAAATGCTGGAAGGAGTGAAGGAGATCTGGGAAGACCAGAACTTGAAGTGGTGCGTGTGGAACGGCATCTATGATATCGGATACACCGGAGTGCTACATGACGTTTGGCTGGGAGGGAAAGACAATAGGGCTGCCTATTTCGATGGGATGCTGGCGAGCTACGCTCTGGATGAACGGAAGGGATTGCATAAGCTAAAACTCTGGTCTTCCAGAGTGAACATGCCTAACTACGAACAGTTGCTTGAACAGTACAAAATGGTGCACCCTGAAGCGGGACAAAACTACACTCTGATTCCTGCGGATATTCTGTATCCATACAACGGAGACGATTGCATCGCTACGCGGCGCTTGTTCTTTCTGCAAAGAAAGAAACTGAAGGAAGAAGGCTTGTGGAACAGACCGTTCAAGTTTCCATTGATGTGGATCGCTTGGATTGCGATGATGATGCAAATCAATGGAATGAAGGCTAGTGAGGAGCGCAATCGAGAACTCGATTCCTTATATCGAAAACGGATTAGCAAATTAGATGATCAGCTGTACAGTTTTCCAGCAGTAAAGGAATTACAAAAACAAGAAGACGAAGAGTTGATGTTAGAGTTCTATGAACGAGTCAAAGCATACAAGAAATCCGTTCCAAGTGTAAAGAAAAAAGTTTTGGATCTATTTAAGAACAGGAAAATAGAACCTGTCAACTTGAACTCGCCAGACGTCAAGCGCAAACTGATTTTTGACATTTTGAATTACGAATCGTTAGCAGAAACGAAAGGCAAACAACCCTCGGTTGAACGATGGATTGTAGAGGAACTCTATAAGAAACACAAAGATCCTTTGCTTGGTGCAATTGTAAAGAGAAGCCAGTATGCGTCCGCTCATTCTAAATACATCTTACCAGTGATTTCCGATTGGATTGGGATTGATGGAAGAGTGCATTCCAGCCACCTTCCACATGGAACTGTGACAGGTCGGTTGTCTAGCGAAGACCCAAATTTGTATAATCTGCCTGCTCGAAGCTCATTGACAGAAGAGTTGATGAGCCAATTCGTACCCCGAAATGAAAACTACGTCATACTAAAACAAGACTCTAAACAAATCGAACTCCGTCTAATTGCAGACCGAGCCAAAGATAAAGTGATGATTGCAGAGTTTCGAGCCGGAAAAGATCCCCACGCCATGGGAGCGCAAGCGGCTTACGAATATACGGAAGAGGAATGGAATCGACTTGCTGCCAAACTCAGAAAGAAGTTAAGAGATATCTGCAAAAACGCTGTATCTTTTGGTTTGGTGTATGGACGATTGGCTGCTGCACTGGCTGCCGACTTTGGATGGTCGCTACGAAAAGCAGAAGACTTTATTGGTCGCTATTTTGCGAAGTATCATGGAATCAAAGCCTACCTAGAAAACGAGAGAGAACGCATTCTAGAGGAGTGCTTGTCGATTTCTCATTACAACCGTCATCGCCGTCTTCCAGAAGCACAAAGTGAAAACATTGGAATCCAAAATCAGGCTGTGCGTGAAGGAATCAACGCTCCCGTCCAAGGCGACGCAAGCGATATTAATATCATTGCTGCCTATCGAATGCAAAAGTGGTTGTTGAAACACCATATGAAGACCAAGGTAATCAACTATGCTTACGACGCAGTGTATACCGATTGTCATCGAGGAGAACTGAAAGCAGTAAGTCGAAAATTACATTTCTTCATGACAGACAGAAAATTTCTTGAGAAGATGGTTGGTTGGAAACTCAATGTTCCACTCGATACTGACTGTGCTGTTGGCGACCAGAACATGGGAGCAATGATCGAACTGGAACATACCAAGATTCCCGGCCAGTTTGTCATTCCCAAAACGCTTTTGCATGTTTAGCGTTTCATATAAGTAGGGGGCAATGAATGGAATATCATTATCTCAAAGTGTCCTTATTTTCAAAAGACTTTCGTGACCTCGTGAAGGGGCAAGTCTTGAAAGTAGTTGAAAAGACAGAGAAGGATACTTATACTGTAGAAATTACCCTGACTGACATTGGTTTCAATGTAATGAGAGAGTGTATAAGAGAAGTGCAAGAGAACTCAGTCATCAAAGCTAAAAAAGAGCAAGACCTAAATGAAAACAAACAATCTTAAAAAGATTCCGATCATTGTCCAGCTCTACCCACAACAGGTCCACGAGGCAGACCTGATGAGGGAATTGAAAATAGACAAGCTCAATCTAGACAGAGAATTGAGACGTCAGCCTGCTCGTTATGCGTTTTGGGCCGCTTTGTACTCTGCTGTAGCAGCCAGAGTAGAATCTCTAAAAGAGAAACTAGAACGTGTGGAAGCCAATCTGTTTATCAAGTATGCCAAATCGGGAGTGGCCAAACGGGTAAGCGATATCAAGTTTCATGTCATCCGAAATCCGGAATATGCCGATTTGAAATCCAGACTGCGAAAGTGGCAAGACTCAGAACGAGTTTTGAAATACTCTGCAATGAGAGGATTTGAGCAGAGGACGTTTATGTTGCAGGCGATCGCAGCGAACAAGCGTCGTGAGTGGGACAGTGAGATCAGTGCCAAAAAGAAAAGGGAGGAAGAATGACGAAGACTGCAAAAGAGATAAGACAGGAGTTGAAGAAGCGTCGACAAAAAGGCGGGAGAACCAATTGGTTCAATATCAAAGGTGGGACTCGGGTCTACTTACGGATTGGCCCGCCGTGGAAAAAAGGTGGGGAGTTCTGGAAGGACGTGGCGTTTCACGGTCACTACAAAGACCGAGTCTATTGTCGGAAAAATAGCATCGATCCCAAAACAGACAAGCCTCGCAAGTGCCCAGTCTGTGTACGTCTGGCAGAACTGAAAACTGATCGTTCACCAAAAGGAAAGAAACTGTGGTCTCTAATCAAACAGAGCACGGAAGGCTTGTGGAACGTGTTGGTGGCCAAAAAGTTCAAACGAGTGGATGGGAAAATCCAGGTCCGGCGTTATCTCGATAATCAATTCAAAGTGCTCCGTCTGTCCAAAAAGTGGCAAGACATGATGATGGACATCTTTGCAGACGAGGACTACCGGAGCAAGGATATCTTGGGAGTAGCTCATAGCAAATATGGACGTCTCATCAAGGCCACTCGAGAAGGGAAAGGTCGAGACGATACCAACTACACCTTCCGTCCGGTCGATTATATGTCCCCAATCTTTCCGGACAAGGAAGATCGATTGAAAATCCTGAAGACTCTGACCGATCTTGATGCCATGGTTCATGGCAGCAGTAAGGAAGAGTGTGAAGCGTTCTTAGCCAAGGCAGAAAAGCAAGCTGCCAAATTAGCTCGACTCGAAAAGGAAGAGAGTGGCAGTGATGAAACCGATGATGATGACGGAGACGGAATTGAAGATGATGAAGATGAAGGAACAGATTCGGATGATGAGGACGATAACGAGTCTTCTGAAGATGACGATGAATCTGATTCAGACGGAGATGACGAAGAAGACGATGACTCGGACCTAGAAAAGAAATACAAGAAAATGAAAAAGAAGCTGAAGAACAAGAAGCACCGCGAGGAAGACGAAGAAGATGACGACGAATAGTGGGGAAGAGGAAGGGCTGGGGAGACTAATTTTCAAGATGAAATTCTTGAGAGCCATGCTCCCCAGCATGACTTTAGGCGATGCAGACCAGTTCAGTGAGATCTGCTACCATTTCCGATCGAGCTCTGCTTTCACCATAGACGATATTAGGAACATAGACAAGCTCTACGAAAAGTTCGAGTTCTATCAAAGAGTTGAAAAGAGGTAAGCATGCTCAGATTCCCAAGGTTCAAAGAGGGGAAGGGACCGAGGGGTGTAAGCGATAAACTGTTGCACCGTATCATTGAGAAGTACAAAAAGGACTCCAATGGGAACACCTCTCTTCTCGGCGACAGCGTCTTTTCTCAGCCTCGTTGCTATGTGTCAAGTGGAATTCTTCCGATTGATTGCATTGTCCAGTTCGGTCTGGGTTTCCCACCCGGCATCATTGAAATCTATGGGAATGAAGCCAGCGGGAAAACAGCAGTGATGGAAGAAACCCTAGCACAGAGCCAGAAGCAGAGCTATTACACCATCCTATTTCCCACAGAATATTCATTAGACTATCGTCGCTCGAAGGAAGTGGGTCTGGATGAAAGCAAACTGCTCATTTGCGAAGTGGAGACAGTAGAGGATGTGTACGCTCAGATCAAATCGATCGTGAAAGACATCAGAGAGAAAGATACCGAAACACCGATCGTGATTGGTTGGGACAGCGTTGCGGCAACACCAACGCGATCAGAACTGGCAAACAAAGCCGGACTAGAAGCAAGTGACATGGGCAAGTCCGCTTTGCAAATGTCAAAGCTGTTTCGGAGACTGGTCAAGTTTCTATTCATAAACAAGGTGTGCTTGATTTGTGTCAACCAGACCCGAACCAATCTAGGTGTGCGTTGGGGAAATAAGGAATCGACCTACGGAGGGAAAGCGCTCCGGTTCTATTCCTGGGTCCGGTGTCGTATCACCAAAATCAAAACGCTGAAGAACTCAGCAGACGAGAAAATTGGCTACCTATCAAAGATGGAATGCACCAAAAACAAGGTTAGCCCTCCAGAACGCAGTTGCCTATTGCCAATCTATTTTGACAAGGGGATACACAAGTCCCTGGCGATCTGGGAATATTGTGTAGAAAACGAGATATTCAAAAAGAAGAAAACTTCCTATCGATACAACGGTTCTGTGATGACCAGGAAAGTGTTCCCTAAATTTTACAAGAAGCACCGACTTGAAATCGATGCAGCGTGTAGACAAAGTACAGCGGTAAGGACCGAAAAATGAGATTACAAACTTCTGGTACTTGGTGGGTTTCGAGCAAATCGAATCCGAAATGGGACAAATCTGGTGTTACAGAAGTAGGAGGGTTTGTAATGCCAAGAGAGGCAAAGGAACATGTCAAAAACATGAAAAAGAAACTCGGCAAGCCTCCAAAGGACCTTGAATGGGGATACATGAAAGATTAACGGAGATTAACGGAGAAATGATATGGGCTTTCGTGAAATAGAAAGAGCGATTAGAAATGCAGAAGGAGTTATTTACAGGATTGACCAATCCTATTCCAACACAGTAGGAAAATACGACCTAGCAGAACACGAGGCAAGAGAGCTAGTGCCTTTGTTGCGAATTGCTATTGGCGAACTTGAAAAGATACGGCTGAAAGAAGAAAACCACCCATGAAGAAAATCCTACTTCTAGACGCAAACAACGCATGTTGGCGCGTGCTCAAGGTGGTCCCTGTTTTGACAGCCAATGGAAAACCTATCCAAATGGTGTATGCCTTCTTGCGTCTGCTGCGCGGCTGTATCGAACAGTTCGAGCCAGATGTTGCTCTGGTGTGCTGGGATTCGGGACGTTCTGCTTACCGGAAAAAGGTCTATCCAGACTACAAGGGAAATAGAGATCACAAGTCCGATTCAGAGCACGCCAAGGAATACAGAAGTTTCATCAGCCAAGCCATCGTCATCAAATCGCTGTTACAATACTTGAATGTGGCGCAAGTGGAACATCCCGAAACCGAAGCAGATGATTTGATTGGCGTGGCTTGTGGAGTGCTCAAAGATAGCACGAAAATTATTGTCTCTTCCGATCAAGACATGCTGCACCTGGTCGACAAAGAGGTCCAGGTGTGGTCGCCGATCAAATCGCAACTCTACCGAATAGAGACTTTCCAAAAGCTGATTGGAATGACGCCAGAGCAGTTCTTGCAGATGAGAGCGCTGATTGGAGATGGAACGGACAATATTCCAGGAGTCGCCAAAGGCTTTGGTGAAACTACTGCCAGAGAACTTCTTTTGAAATACGGAAGCCTGGACAAGCTGTTCACTCCGACCGTGGAGAAACGAGTCAGCCAGAAAGGAAACCGTTATGCATTGCTATATGGAGAAGAAGCAAGGGAAACCGCTTTTCGAAATCTGGTGCTGATGGACTTGCGAGTGGCATCTATTCACTGCGGAAAAGAGGTGGTGAAAGCCGTGAAGAACTCAATTGAAGACCGAACCAAAGTGGACCGAGCGAAAGTGAAGCAGTATTTTACTGACCAGAAATTCGTATCGCTATTGTCAGAATTTGGAAAATGGATCACAACCTTCGAAAGCCTGGACTCGAAATGACGAAACCAATAGAAGCAGTTCACCAAGGAGTGGGAATTCGAATCAGAAGCGTGAGAGAAATGTTGGGAATTTCGCAAGCGGAGTTGGCAAAGAGAGTAAACTTAACCAGAACATCCTTAGTGAACATCGAAGCAGGCAGACAAAGGATGCTACTTCATTCGATTGAAGATTTTGCTAGAGCACTTGGGACCACTCCGAAAACTTTGTTAAAGGGAATCTGGTGGTAATCAAACGATTTCCCAGATTGCGCCGCTTCCCACGTTTCGTTGACAGAAAAGAACGTGACACACTTGGAGGACTTCTCTGTATCTGTGGGGAAAGACAGAGGTTCTATTCAGCTAAATATAAACGTGGATTCTGTTCTGATGCGTGCTATGACCTATTGGAGGAACTGAATGGCTCGAAAAGGAAAATTCTGGCAAGTGCGTGAAGATTACCGCTCATTACTCAAACGAGTAAAAAAACTATTTCCCACCGTCTTGTCTCACGTGAAGACTAAGAAAATACTTCTCGTGGGCGTTTCTGGACGTTCCTGCAGTTTCATGGGAAAGATTTGGGCCAATCGATTTCCATGGAGCTTGGTTGCGGAAGACTATGATTACGTGATTGCGTTCTACAGCACCAAGTTTGATAAGAAGCCCAAATCCTATCGACTCTGGGTGATGAGGCACGAACTCGCTCACATCCCCTCTGATGGACACGTCAAGGGAGCACACGGCTACAGAAAGTGTGTGAAGCATGACCTAGAGGACTGGAAATTCTTACGCAAAGCCTACGGATTGAATCTGGAAAAAGTAAAGCGCATTTACCAAGGGGAAAAGGTGGAAATGGAATGATCAACTTTTGGAGAGCAAGAAGGAATGCCAGACTGGAGACGGGTAAGAAAGGTCCACCAAAAAAGAAATACGTGTTGCATCCCGGCTTTGTATTTTCTGCAACAGATGGAGATAGACACTACATCACTGCTCGCCAATTAGCCAAACTCTGGGGTGTGCCTATGAACATGTGCTTTGTGGTTTACAATTTAGAAGAGCCTATCGCTACGGATGACAGATTGCGTCATCTCTACCCCTTAACCAATGGGAGATATGAACACTTAGAAGTGAGAGGTTTAGAATGATCCTAAGTGGGCGGGATTTGAAATTGTATATCGATACTGGAAAGTTGTTAATCGATCCGGTGACACCAGAACAGTTTCAGCAGAATGGGATCGATTTGATTCTTGAAGAGATTTCGTATATGTCTGGACCTTTTTGGCTTGGGTGTACAAGGGAGGTTTTGGAACTGCCGGATGATCTGATGGCATTTGTAGGGCTGAGGAGTTCGTGGGCAAGACAAGGATTCTTTATGCCTCCGACGATTGTGGACGCCGGATTCAAAGGAAATTTGACACTGGAGATGTTGGCTTTTATGGAACATCCAAAGGAAACCGTTGGAAAACGGTTTGCTCATTTGATCTTTGCAAAGACAACCAACCCTTGTGAAAAATATCACGGGACTTATTCTGGCCAACGAGGAATTACATATTCTAAATCTAAGCTATGAAATTCTTGATCACAGGCGATCTTCAAATCCATCCCTGGCGTCAGTTCTCTTACACTCGAAAGTCAGGGATGAATTCTCGACTGTACAACTGTCTCAAAGTATTCGATGTGTTGCTAGAAGAAGCACAGAAACGGGATATTACCCAAATCCTATTGAACGGAGATCTCTTTGAAGCCAACGATTACATCGACGTGGAAGTCTTCGACGCGACTTATCTCAAGCTGGAAAAGCTCCATTCGGAAGGAATGGAAGTGGTGGTTAATCTGGGCAACCATGATGTGGCGAAACAGTCTGGTAAAAGAATACTTCATGCGTTACGAGCATTCCGAAAAGTCGCGCGAATTATTGAAGAACCGACGTTGGTATGGAAGAATCTTTGGGTGGTTCCTTGGGATGTCTCTCCGGAGACGATTAAGGAAGGAATCCGATCTTTTGGTCGAACTCCAAGTACTCGCTACAGTGAAATATCAAACACTGTCCTCGTGGGGCACTTCGGCGTCCAAGGAGCCCAAACTGGACCAGCCCATTACGTCCCCAAAAACGCAATCGTGCTCAAGGACCTGCGAGCCAATCAATTCGGACTGGTCCTCCTTTCCGATTATCATACTCGACAAAGACTGGCCCCAAATGTCTTCTACCTTGGCAGCCCACTCCAACATAGTTTTGGAGAGATTCACAGACCGTGTGTCTGGGCAGTCCGTTTGGATCGAGAAGGCATATTTAGAACGGAAAAAGTGTATACCCAGTTTCCTCAATTTCGCAGATGGGACAGTCGGACCTCCAGTCTCCGTGACCTTCAAAAAGATTCCACAGACTATTTCCGAATTCATGTACGAGATGGAAGCGTGGAAGAGCGGACTATACAGAAGCTATCTGAGAAGTACGGATTCAGATTTCAAATCTCAATTGGAGACGATAGAGAAGAAATGGATACCGGACCAATTTGTACCAGTGGAATCACCAATACGAACAGAGCCTTTAGACAATACGTCAGACGAGAAGTGAAATCGGAAAACAGCAGGAGAAGGTTGTTGAAGTTAGGCCAAAAACTCTACAAGGGAGAACTCTAAAGGATACATAAAAGGAGAAACCCAATGTCATCACCCGCCCAAATTCAATCACTCAACAAATTCATCGATGAGGTTAGTACTACAAAAGAGAGTATGCGTACTAGTTCAAGTGTAGTTCCATGGAATACTGTGACCATCGGACTGATCGAAGACCTGGCAGCCTATACGAGAGAATTGCAACTAGGAATGACCAAACTTGAACTCCGAGTTGAAGCAATTGATCGCCGCTATTTACAACATGTCAGAGATTGGGACAACAGAGAGTGAGAAAGATAACTCTATATCGCGATGACAGCACTACACAGGTGGTGTATGAAAACGTGAAGCATTTCTTTTGGACGGCAGGAAACACTGTTCTGACGATCGCTCAGTATACGAATGTGAAAACTGGCGAGCACCGCTATATCCATTGGCCAAGAGAAAGATTCTGCTGGTTCAAGGACGAAAAGTGATTCAGTTTCGCAAGTTGACGATGCAGTCCTTTATGTCTTATCGAGACAAGCAAGTCATTCAACTTGCGAATC